AAAGTTCTAAACTACCAAATTTAATACTTTTTTTAGAAAAAGTTAATGCTAAATCATATTGATTATATTTTTTCAAAATAGATATAATTTTAATCCAATCATCATAATTATCACTATATTTTTTAGGGATATTATTAACAATTTCCTTTAGTTCATCTAAATTTTGAATTTGATTTTCAAAGGGGGTAGTATTTGATGTTAAATCTTTAATAATATTATTAGTGCCTTGACTTATAAAATCAAAAGGATATTCTTTAAAATAATTTTTGATTTGATTTTCATCAATCTTAAATAAATCATCACCAAAAACTTTTTTATCAACTTTTTCCCATATTTGTTGTTTTATAAAATCACCTTCAATATGATTTAAAGTTTTATTATGACTACTCATACCATAAGTATATTTAGCACAAATATAGAAATGAAAACCTTTATTATTACCAAGTGTATAATATGTATTTTTTAAATCAGGATATAATTTATATACATCTTCAATTGTAATATCTTCATCAATATCTATGATTAAAATTCCAGTATCTTTGATTTTAATTTCATAACAAATATAATATTCTGATATATCTTTTTGTGTAATTCCATATATTAATTGTTGTATTTTACTATCATCTAAATCAGTAATTCCATGATTTCTTCCAACAACTTCTTTTTTATTATTTTTGTTTGATATTCCTATAACTACTATAGAATAATCAAGATTATAGTAATCAATTAATTCTTTGATATTTGTGATTTTCATATTATTATTATTATATTTTTTTTCCTCCATATTTAATTATATTTATAAACTTATTTCTAAATAATTTACATATATAATTAAATAATAATAATTATATAATACTCATATAAAAATAAAATAATAATTAATATTTATATGGGTAATCAAATAGTAGCAGAAAATATAAATCAAGAAGAATTATATAATCAATATTTACAAGAAAAGAAAATTAAATTAACAAAATTAATAAGTGTTTTATCACGATTTGATAGAAGTAATCAATATTGGTATAAATTAAATCAAGAACAGCGAAATTATTTGATTTATAATTGGACTAGAAAAGTTTGTAAAAAAGAAAGTGATTTTTGTAAAGGTAGAAAAATTAACATAATCAATAATTGGATTAATAATTTTATTAATGAAAAAAAATATGTTTTATAAATATAAATGTCTAAAAGAGAAATCACTAAAGAAGAAGAAAAAAAAATACTGAAAGTAATCAAAGAAAATGAAAAACTTAAAGAAGAAAAAAAAGAACTAAAAAAAAAAATAGAGAAACTAGAAGACAAAATAATACAATTAAAAGAAGATCTTGATGATTATGATGAAGAAAATGATGATTTAAAATTTGATAAAGAAAAATTAAAAAATATTAAAGAAAATTTAGAAAATCAATTAAAAGAAAGAGATAGTGTATTAAAAGAAAACGAGATCCTAAGAGAATATATAGAAAAAATAGATGAAGAAAATGAGACCCTAAAAGAATATATAGAAGAAATAGAAGAAGAAAATGATGGTTATGATGATTTAAAAAAAGAAAATAAAGAATTACTGGATGAAATAAATAATGATGATTTGATGGGCAAAATTAAAAGTTTAGAAGCAGATTATGATAATGAAAAAAGAAAATGGGAAAGTTTATTAGAGGAATATAATTCGGAAGCTGAAAGGGCTGCTGAAGCGGAAACCGATTTAGAAGATTTACGACAAGAATTGAATGATTTAAGATTGGAAAAAAATCAAGAATTAATACAAAATATAAAAAATATGCCTAGAATACAATATCCATATAGTAAATATGATCCAGTAAAATTTCCTTCATCAACAATTCATAAAAAAAATAGATTAGAAACAGAAATAGATGACGATGTAATTGATGAATTAATGGAAACTTATACAACAGAAAAACAAAACATATTTTTAGATCATTTAAAAGCACAAGATTTTATACCATTTAAAGGTAATTTTAAAAAATCAAAAAAATTAGAAGAAGAAGAATTAGAAGATTTTGAACTTTAAATTGCTTTTGAAAAAGCAAAGGCAAAACTAATTTTTTTGATATTACTTTTTTTTAAAAAGTATTTTTTAAAAAGTATATTATTTTTTAATATTTGGTATTTTATATTTTTTTACAATATCTTTATCAATTTTTCTGGAAGGACCACCAACTAAAACACTTGCTACCCTTGATTTCCCCCAACTAAAAGGGTTTTGATTAGGTCTTGATCCTGAACTAAAATATGCTGATTTACCTTTTTTTAAGACTTCTTCTAAACCTTTTTTTAGTTCTTTTTGTCTTTTATCAGTTCTAGTTAATTTATCAGCAATTTTATTTAAATTTAAAGGTAATTTTAAAATACTTTTGACTTGATTAACATATCCACTACTTTTAGATTTAAAAGATTTTAATTTATCCCTTTGTGTAAATTTACCTTTTTTGTAATCACTCACACTTTTATCTAATTGTTTTTTTTGTTTTACTTTATCTTTTTTTGATAAAGTATCAGGAATATAATTTTTAGAATAATTCATATATATATACTTTTTAAAAAAAGTAAAATCAAAAAGTTTTGATTATAATTATTTTCCTATTTTTTTTAAAACTATATTATGACTTTGTTTAAAAGTTTTACCCATTCTCATTAATTTTCGCATTTCGTCCATATGTTTTTTAGTATGGTGTTTAGTGTGTGCTTTAAGTTTTTCAACTATATTCATTTTTTTTGTTATTTTCATATTATACCTTTTAATAATAAAAAAATCATTTGATTAAAGTAATTTATTTTTTTTTTGGTTTCACCACCGCTGGTTTTTTTTTTCTTCCCATTGCTTTACTACCCTTTAAAATTCTTCCTATACCTAATTTTTCCAAAAAAGACTTAGGCGCAGGAGGCATTTTAGGACCTTTATAGTTTGGATTTCTTTTTACGCCTCCTTTTTTTCTTGGTGGTTTTCCCATTAATCTTCTAATTATATCTTCGTTTGGGTCTTTTCTTCTCATTTATATAATAATAAAAATAAAAAAAAATATTAATTAAAGTATTTTAAATCATAAATTAATTGGCATCTAATATAAAAAATACTTTTTAAAAAATACTTTTTAAAAAAAAGTAATATCAAAAAGATTAGTAATATCAAAAAGATTAGTTTTGCCTTTGCTTTTACAAAAGCATTTAAAAACCTGCTAATCTTGCTTTATCCCTCCATGACATTTTATTTTCTTTTGGTTGTGATCTAATTGGTGTAGTATTTTTATTATTTCTTGTATTATTTCTAGTCTGTGGTTTTGATTTAGGTTTTGATTTATTTTTATTGATTAATTCTACTTTTTCTTCTTCTTCTTCATCTTCATCTTCATCATCTTCATCATCTTCATCATCATCTTCAGAAACATATACAACTTTTTTTTTTGGTTTTGCTTTTGTCTGTGTTTTTGTTTTTGGTTTTTTTACTATAATTTCTTCTTCTTCTTCTTCACTTTCTGTATCGGGTTGATTTAACCATTCATTTAAATCAACACTATCATCATCACTATCTTCTTCAGGTTCTAGTTCAGGTTCAGTTTTTTTTTGTGTTTTTTTAGATGGTGGAGGTATAACTTCAACTTCAATATTTTTATTTTTTTTATTTACAGTTTCCATCGGATTTATACCTGTGGAACTTTTAGGAAAATCATTAGTAGGTTTTTTAGATTTTTGTGGTATAATTTCTTGTGGTTCTTGTGGTTCTTGATCTTGATTTTTTTTAATTAAGTTCATGCTTTCTTCAGCTATTTTTTTAGATGCTTCTTCTTTTTCTAATTTTTTTTTAGCTAAATTATCAGCACGGACTTTCCTAGCTTTATCAAATGCTTCTTTTTGTTTATCACTTCTGATTTTTTTTGGTTTTTCTATTGGATTATCACTCATTATATTTATATATTATATTATTTTTAGATTTATACTTTAAATTTAATTAATTTGTTTTTTTAATTCAATATTTTCCATAATTAATTTATGTTTAGCAGTTTTTATATGTCTTGCTAATCGTTGTTTGGATATAATAGTTCCACACTCACAAGTAATTTTTTCTGCTTTTTTTCTACTAATTTCTTCTTTATTATTATCACGATATTCTTTTTTCTTTTTGTTAATTTCTTCTTTATTATTATCACGATATATTTGTTGAGTATTTTTAATATGTTCTTTATTATCTTGATAATATTGTTTTTTATATTCTTTATTATCTTGATAATATTGTTTTTTATATTCTTTACGGTCGGTCATATTACTTTAATTAAAATAAAAAATAAATCAATTTTAAATTTAAAATTTAATTTCAGTTTTAATATTTTTAAATCTAGGTTTCATTTTTTCGTATTTTTCGGTATTTTTCTTTAATATTTTCTTATCAGCATTTATTTTATTAAATTCTTTTTGATTAATTGGCTTACCACAAATATTTCTACAATATGTATATAATTGTAAAGGTGGTAAAGTATTAAATGGGGGTGTTCTTAAAAGTAATTCATACATTTCATAATAATTTTTATCTTTGATTAAAGTTTGAGATATAAATTTCATATTAGTATCACCTATATTAAAATTAAGTCTAGGTAATAAATCAAGATATTCATCATAATCTAGTTGATTTGATTTTTCTGTTTTATTTATTTTTTCTAATTCTTCAATTTGATTATAAAGTATTCTATCTTTTAAACTATTACCTAATTGAAAACTTTTAGTAATTGGTGGATCTATAAAATTAAATACTTCATGATATTCCCTATTATGAATATTTGAAATTGTATCTTCCATTCTATATATATATTTATGACTATTTTATTTTTATATTTATTACTTTACTTTTTAAAAAAAAGTAATATCAAAAAGATTAGTAATATCAAAAATGTTTTGCATTTGCTTTTTCAAAAGCATTTTAATAAAATGCTTCAATTCTTAAATTTAATATCCAAACATTACTTATGTTAGTCATATCAATACCATTATTATCTATATCCCTGACTTCTATTTTTAACATATCGGGAATATTTGTAATTTGTATTGGGGCAGTAGAACCTTGATAAGATAAGGCAAAATCTGTGGTTCTTCCCGAAGCAATAGCATTAGAAACTACACTACATAAAACAGTATTACTACCTCCCACATATGAATTAAAAGAATTATATTCAGTAAAATTACTATGTAATCTATAAACTTCTTTGGTTAAACCTTTTGTGTTTATAGCGAAATTATCAATATATAAAACTAATTTTTTATAATTATTTCTTTTTACTGGTAATCTTATATCATATTCAAATACACCAGTTTCGTCATTACTTCTTGTATTACTTTCACTATCTAAACATAATCTAATTATATCTTTATCACATTCACAAAGTCCCATTATATAATAATAATTATATTTTAATTTTATATTTAACTTTTTAGAAAATACTTTTTAAAAAATACTTTTTAAAAAAAAGTAATATCAAAAAGATTAGTAATATCAAAAATTGTTTGATTTAAACTTTTTAAAGTTTATTTATTATATTACAATAATTATGACTTCGCAAAGAAATTTAACTGGTTTGAATTTAGGTGCTTCACGAAATTTAACTGGATTTACACCAAATTTAATTACTATAACAGCAGAAGAACCTATAATAGCAAATACTACATTAAATAATACAAATATTACTATTGATATATCACCACTAGATACAGCAACATTAGCATTAAGTGATAATATTTTCGTTCAACAAGGTTCAGTATTGAAAAAAACTACTTTTACAGATATTAAAAGTTTAATTGATACTAATACACAATATGACGGAACAGCACCAATAGTATTGACTGGAACAACATTTAGTTATGATATATCTTCATTAGGGGATGCAACATTAGCATTAACTGATAATATTTTCGTTCAACAAAGTTCAACATTAAAAAAAACTACTTTAACAGCTATAAAAACTTTAATAGATACTAATACACAATATACAGCAAGAAGTCCAATACTTTTAGGTTCAAGCACCCTAAATGAGTTTAGTTTATCAACATTATCTGGATATGGGACAGCGGGGCAACTTATAGTCAGCACAAGTAGTAGTGGAACAGGTAGTGGAACTTCATTAGCATATTCTAATGTTTGTAAATTAAGCAATATAAAAACTACAAATGCTAATCTTTTAGAAGAAAATAGATTTTTTGAATATACTACAGCAAGTGATTTAATTACAATTGGAAATAATACTGATACGATTACATTTTTTAGTAAATCTGCGACAGGTTCGCCGTTTAGTATAAATATGCCTGCTGTTTCTGCTACTTCTACTATTTTAACAGATACAACATTAACTGCTACAGGGGCAATTCTATTAGCAAGTAATAATATATCACTAAATCCAAGTGGATTTTTTCTAGCCGAAACATTTGATACTAATGATAAAATTTTAATGTTAGACGCAGACGGCACTACTTTTGAAAAAATAACTAAAGCAAATTTTATTAGTGAATTGACTGCTGACTTACCTTTTCTTACAGAAGCTACTGCCGTAAATAATTTTGGGACTGCTTCGCAAACAGGAACAAGAACATTGGGATTATTAACACAGAATACAGATATTAAAGGTGCTTTTATTAACAATATAGGCACAACAATAGCATTTCAAGTTGGGGCAACTGTTTTAGGACAATTTAATTCTTCTAATTTAACATTAAATACAGGAACACTTTTAAGATTAGGTAATAGTTCGGTATTAACAAATAGTATGAGTAGTGTATGGACTGATTGTAATATACAAACTGATAAGGATATTAATTTATATTCGGTAGGTCAAAATTTTACTGGAAGTTTAAACAGAATTGGTTTTATTGCGGGGGCTTCAGCTGAACTCACTGGGACTATAGGATATTCAGGATCAAGCATAACAAAAAACAATGGCGGCACGCCTGATCGAGCAGGAACAGGAACAATAGGAAGTATGTTTATGAATGCTACGGGTTCAAGTGCTAATATTTCATTTTGTATTACAACTATACCAACAGATATAACAAGCAAAGTAAATAAGTTTATTATAGACGCTGTTGATACATATACTATGAACCCTATAATATTAGATAGTCCAACAACTAATCAAACTTTTATTGATACAGGCACAAATAAGGATTTTATATTAAAATGTAGTGGAACAGAATTTTTAGTATGCGACGCAAGTGATAGAAGGCATATACAAATTGGAAGGGGTGCTTTTAATTTTGCTAGTTATGATTTTCAAACAGCATTAACTATAAGAAATAATGCTGACGATAGTAGTAGTAGTGATTTTTACCAAGATGCACGAATGAGATTACATAGTGTGGTAAATTCTACTTCACCAGTAATTGAACTTGTTATTGATAATGGGACTAATAGCGGGACATTAAAGGCTTCTTATGTTTTTGTTGATAGCAATGGGGCATTATTTTTTAATACAGGAATTAACAATACAGCAAATACAGGAAAACAAACGGTTATTAACGGACAGGCATTAAGAACAACACAAAATGTATATTTTACAGATATTCAGGCATCGGGAAGTTATGGGGTATATTTTATAATAGGTCAAGATCCATTCCTTACAAGTGGGGGAAAAGGTTGGAAAGTTGATATAGGTGGAACAGGTGATTTACACTTTAAATTTAATAGTGGTGATTTAACTAATATAACACAAATCAAAGGATATATTAATCAGGCAGTAAATAGCGGACAAATGAACTTTACAGGACAGCATAGGTGTATTCCCAAAGAAGAAGAATTATATGAGAATGTTAATGATTATATAGGATATGTAGTAGAAAGCACAGGTGAATACAATAGTATATTTACAGAAGAATATGAAGAAGATTTTGAATTAATTACAACCATTAATGATAATTTTGACCCTGAAACTAAAACAACTACAAAAGGATATATTAAAAAAGAAATTATAAAAGATAAAAGACAAAATCAAATAATTAAAAATGAGGCAACTATTAATGAGGCACAACCTATAGTAAAATTAACTACAAGTGCTAAAAGTAAAAAAGTATATGGTGTTATATCCGCAAAAGAAGACGGAAATAATAGAATTTTTCAAGTAGGGGTTTTCGCAAGTGATTTAGGTAAAAGAACAGATAATAGACTTTTTATAAACGGATTAGGGGAAGGAGGCATTAAGGTTTGTAATCAAAATGGTAATATAGAAAATGGTGATTTATTATGTAGTAGTGATGTTGCTGGAATTGCTATGCGACAAGACGACGATATAATAAGAAGTTATACAATTGGAAAAGCTACACAAGATTATAATTTTAAAGATAGTAATGAAAAAAAATTAATTGGTTGTATTTATTACTGTGGATAAAAAAATATTATAATAAAATATGGATGTTAATACAATTTTAATAATAGGAAATTTGATATTAAGTGGTATGACTATAATTCAAAGGTCAAGGTGTAGCGACATAGAAATTAGTGATTGTATAAAAATACATAGAAAAGTTCCTAATGAAAGTGAAATGAATGAAGTTGTTGCTAGACCAGTTAATAATCTTTAATTAAATTTTAATTGTTAATAATTCAAAATTAAAATATTATACATATTATTAAAATGAACCCAGAACAAGTGAAGTTTTCTTCATCTGCTGTAGAGGCGACAGCTGCCGAAAGTGAATTAGTTATTTTCCGATCGGAATTAACAAGTTATAACCCTTCCTCTAATAAATTTATAAGAATTAATTTACCAGTTGCTGATAAATCATGGATTGATTGGAGTGATAGTGTTTTATCTTTAAAATTCACTAATCGTTCTTTTGACGGCACTAGTGCTTCCACAAGTGAAAGTGCTGTTAAAACTCAGCTTTCTAATCTAATCAAATCTATCACAATTTTAAATTCTCAAGGCGAACAGGTAGAATATATCAATAACTATAATTTAATTTCTAATATAATTGACGATTATACTATGGGAACAAATCATAAACAAGGAGTAGAACAGATTTTAGCTGGAGGATCTGCTGATGGTGATCCAGATGGAGCAAGTGAAGTAGCAGGTGCTAATGGGACAAGTGAAGATAACGGTGCTTCTTTAGTATTAGTTGATAGACTTATGACTGGATTTACCAGCGGTCAATACCTTCTACCTTTAGGATATCTCATAGGTCAAGCACCAGCAATTCTTATTGAGTTAGAAGACGCAGCTACTGCTTTAAAAATTAATACCGTTGCTAATACTAACGCAGCTTATGCTGTAAGTGAAGTTCAAATTAGAGCTAAACAGATTAGGTTTAATTCTGCTTTCAACGCTAATTTTGAAGCTACTATGGCTTCTGCTGGTGAAGTAGGTGTAAATTATATAACCGAAAGTTTCCTCCACAATCAGGCTGCCTTAAATTCAGGTGTATCAGGTCAGCAAACAGTTCCATTTTCTGTTAATCCAAGAAGTGCTAAATATATTCTTGCTGTTATGAGATTAGAAGCTAATGTTGCTAATAAAGATAAATTTTCTTTAGGTTGTCGTTCTTCAGCAGCGATCGGGGAATATTCCTTTGAAATTTCGGGAAAAATGTATCCTACCCAACCAATCCAGTTAAGCGATGCTAACTATGCACAGGGATATGCGAATTTACTTGATTGTTTCGGTCAAATTGGAAATCTTAATCATAATACACTAATTACCAAAGGAACTGCCAGAACACTTTTCTATTCTAATACACAGGGAACAGACCAAAAATTCGTTGCTGGTTTAGTGTTAGAAGATTTTAATAGTGCTACTAACCCTTCTACCTACTCGGGGGCAAACCTTTCCACCGTAGGTCAAATGTCTTTCCGTCCAAAAATAGATACTTCACTATCAGGTCCTTATCGTGTAGATTTTATTACTTCAATTGATATGTCCCTCCATTTCACTATGGATGGTCGTATGTATTCTGTGCGATAGATTAATTAATTAAAAAAAAATATATTTATAATATATATATATGAATAGTGGATTAGACGCAGACAATGTTAGACCTTCAGCATTAGACTTACAGAGTAGAAATACAACGGCATTAGGTAGTTATAAAAACTATATAACTCAACCTAACACAGATTTAGGAAAAGCTAAAAATGGTGAAATTACTTTAATGCCTAATTATCAATACAAAAGAAGATTTCAATAAATTATATATTTTAAATAATATATGAAAACATATACTTTAGAAAAATCAAAAATTAAAAATAAAAAATTTAAAATTTCAAATGGAAAAACTATAAATTTTGGTGATACTAGATATTCAGATTTCACAATAAATAAAAACCCTAATAGGAAAAAATTATATTTAGCACGACATAAAAAAAGGGAAAATTGGAATAAGTCAGGAATTAACACAGCTGGATTTTGGAGTAAGCATTTACTTTGGAATAAAAATACTTTAAACAAAAGTATAAAAGATATAGAAGATAGATTTAGAATTAATATAATCAAAAAGTAAATTAATATAAATTTTTTTTTATGTAATAATAATATATGAGTTTTATTTCTAATATAGGAAAAAGTATTGTAAAAGGTGGTGCTATAAAACAAGTTGTTAAAAGTGCTGTTAAAGGCATAAAAGGTGGTGGTGGAAAAGCAGTAAAAGGTTTAAAAAGCCAATTACCAAAAATTGTTCGTGGTATTAAATCAGGTTCAGCCCAAACAAAGGCATTACCAACTGCTATTCGTGAAGCAGTCGCAATTGGTAAAGCATTACCAAAAGGATTTGGAACAAGTAATACAGCAAGGGTTATGTTAAATAAAGTTTCACAGGATTTAGCAAAGGCTTCTAAAGGTGCTTTAAATAAAGACGCAGCTGAAAGATTAGCAAAAAAATTAGCAAAAAATTTAGCAGATAAAAGAAAAGCAAAAGTATTAAAAGATATTTTAAAAAATGCGAGGGCTAAAGAAAAGTGGGGTGAGTATTTCGCAAGAAATATTAAAGTTGGTGCTGGATTAGCAAGAAATTTAGTTCAAGGTGGGGCAGAAAATATAGCAATAGATAAAAGTATAGATATAGTAGGAAAAGCTTTAGCGGGATTAACCGCCGGTGGTGGTGCTGTAGCAACTGGTGTTTTAATTGAGAAAAGTAAAAAAAAATAAATATATTATAATATATATATAATGAATATTTTGAGAAGTATTAAAAAAGGTATAAAAAAATTATCACCACCAAAAGATATTAAAGGATTAAAAAAACAAACTCCACTTTTAAAACGAGGATTAAAAATGTTATTACCACAGACACCAGCAGGTATGGGTGCTTCTGTTTTATTAGGTTAAGTAAGAAATAAATAACGAAACTTACTTAAATACATAAGATTTCATATTTTTTTTTATATAAATAGGTAAAATAAATCTAAATATGACTGGATTAGTAATAAAAAATATTTTTTATTCTTAAATTAGGCATTTTTCTAGATTTTTATGTATTTAAGTAAGTATTTTTACATAATCTTACATATTTACATATTTTTTTTATATTATTTTTTACATACAGATCATGATTTATATTTTGAAATACTTTTAATTAAATTATTTTTTATATATAATAAATATAATGGGAATATTTGGTAAAATTGATAGAGGATTTAAAAGTATTGGAAAATCAATTAAAAAAGAAACTAAAAAAGCAGAAAAGAAATTAAACAAAGCTGGATTTAATAAGAATTTTGGTAGGGACTTTCAAAAGGGTTTTGCTATGACGGGGAGGGCATTACAAGAACCCGAAAAGTTTATAGCGAAGAATGACCCAATCGGTAAGAAAATGGGCGGTGCTAGTTTTCTATCACCTATACAATTAGCAACAGGTATAATTACCGCACCAATATCTTCTATTGGTTATTTTGAAGAATTAGCTGGTGATCCTAAATTACAAAAAAAATTAAGACAAGGTGATATGGATACAGTCATAAATACAAGTTTAGCACCATTAGGATTAATTCCTATGAGTTTAGGTTCAAGTGCCGAAAAATCTGTAGCGAAAGGTGTAGCAGAAGGAGGTTTAAAATCTACTACTAAACAAGTAGGAAAAAGACTTGGAACTTCAGCAATTAAAAAAACTGGTAAGGCAGGATTAAAACAAACTATTAAAGGTGTTGCTTATGATGCCGTTATACCTCGTGTAATAAAAAGTTCTAAATCAGTTGTTAAATCAGGTGCTAAAGGAATTACTAAAGGTGCTTTTAATCCCGCTACTATGGCTGGATTTAAACCAATCAAAGATATTCCAAAACAACCATTCTTCAAAAAAACTTTATCAAAAGCCGCACGATTAAAACAAGCAAAACAAGCGTTAAAACAAAGTGGTAAATTAGGTGTATCTATCAAACAATTATTTTAAATTTATAATAAAATATATTTTATAATTATATAATACATGGTTGAGAAAAAAGAAAAGAAAACGACTAAACAAAAAAAAAAGAAAGTTGATAAAAAAAAAGTTGATAAAAAGAAAATCAAAAAAGTATTAAAAAAAAAACAAAAAGAAATGCCTAAAAAAGAATTTAAAAAATTAGCAAAAAAAGTTAAATCAAAATTAGAACAAAGAACTATAGGCGGTCAAGCATTAGAAAATATAGCAGCAAGATTAAGACAAAATGTTCCTCCATTACCAATATTTAATCCACAAGTAGCAGCAAAACAAGTTAAAGAAAGATTAGAAACTGAAACTAAAAAGGAATTTGCTAAACCAATCAAAGATTTTAAAAATATGAAAAAAAAATATGAAGAAGTTTTAATGAAATATAATAATGGTGAATTAGATGCAACAGATTTATTTGAATTATATGCTGAAACTAAACAATTTGCTAATACTGCTAATGAATATATACCAAGTAGAACGGAAATCTCAAATGCTTATAAAACTTTAAAATCTAAATTAACTTATTTTAGAAACTTTATTAATTCTAATAGACCGTCAGGACAAAATCCTTTACAAGAAACTATTATTGCTACTGTTAGACAAAGAGGACCTCAACCACCACCTACACCTACACCAAGTAGTAATAATTCACCACAACCACCACCAAATAATAGTCCTGATCCACCACCCCAACAACCACCACCTACACCTGTGCCGACACCAAGTCCAACATTAAGTAATATTGTTAATTCTGTTATACCTGAAGCTTCACCTCAAAATTTAGCAATTGCTGGTTTAGCTACACTAGGTAGTGGCGCTGTTTTATTAAATAGAATGGCTATTTTAAGAAATCAAAGACAATTAGATAGATTACAAGGTGAAAATATATTAAATCGTGGTAGAAATTTAGTAGAAGCTGGATTAGGTCAAGCAGTAGGCAATCAACTTCAACAAGCAGCACAAAATACTTTGAATGAAATCGCACAAGCACAACAAAATTTAGAAAATGTTGAAAACATACAAAATCAAAGAGGTATTGATGTTAGACAACAAAGACCTCCAATAAGACAAAGAACTATTGATAGACAAGCAAGACAATCCTTAAGAAGACAAACATTAGAAGAACGAAGACAAAATAGATTATCAGGTGAAAGTGAAACACCAACAAAAACACCAAGAAAATCAGAAAGCCAAGCATTACAAGAAGAAACTGATGAATTATTAGGTGAAGATTTTACACCAAGTAAAAGAAAAGCCGCACAAAAAGCTTCTGATAAAATTCAAGCAGATATGTTAGAAGAACAATTACAAGAACCTTTTGATACATTAATTAGGGAAGATCCAACACAAGAATTACAACAAGACGTTCCTGATATGCCCCAAGTTCCTATGTCTGATTTACAGACAAGAATACAAAGTGATATTATGGAACAATTTTAAAAATTAAAAAATCTAATATACATATATGAATAATAAAGATAATTATGTTCCAAGACTTCCTATAGAAATTGTTTTGAATTCTAAAAACGGAACTTTAGTGAGTTCTTTAGACGGACATAAATTTTATGAATTACAAAGTGAGGTCGTAGCAAGAAAAGACGAGAATATAGTTTTACATTTAAAAAAAGCTTTTATTCCGTTCAGTTTTTATACTTTGAGTTCTAATCAAAAAAACAATAAATTAGATATTACAGAAACTAAAACAGATAGTTCTACTAATACCTATACTATTACTATACCTGACGGAAATTATAATATTACAGAATTATTATCAAAAATTAAAGAATTATTAGAAGCAAATACTACTTTTAGTTTTAAATATACAATTACTTTTGATAGTGTTGTCGGTAAAGTATCTTTTTTAATAGCAAGTGGAACAAACCCACAATCTGCTACTTTATTATTTTCAAGTGGAACAAATGTATCTAATTCTTGTAATAGAATGTTAGGGTTTAACAATACAGATATTATTTTTACAACAAGTAGTTCTGCTACAAGTCAAAAAGTAATTGATATGGCTGACGGATTAGACGGATTACATATTAAAAGTAATTTAATTGGTTCAAATGTAGCGACTACTGCTAATGATACGGGAAGTGGTGAATTATTAGTTGTTCCTATTGATTTACAACCATATAATATTTTATATTATGATGAAGGTTCTGAACCATTTAAACATAAAATTAGTCAAAGTTCTATAAAAAGAATAGAAATCAAAATTACTGATAGTCGGGATAATACCGTTGATTTTAATGGTCTGCCTTATACTTTTATTTTATTAGCAGAATTTATTTTTAATCCTAGTTCTACATTAACTGTTATGAATA